GCCGACACCAAGGATCTCCCGGTTGACATCGAGCATGCCACTGAGCTGAAAGCGCCGAAAGGCGACAGCGCCCCTGCTGTGGGATGGATCAAGGCGCTTGAGGTGCGCAACGGCGGAATATGGGGCCGGGTGGAATGGACCAACGATGGCGGCTTTACGGTGAGCGAGCGGCAATACCGCTACATTTCTCCGGTTTTTCAGTACGACAAGACGACCAAGCAAATCCTGCGGCTGACGTCAGCCGCTTTGACCAACCAGCCGAACCTGGCATTGCAGGCCCTCAATCGCGAGGGACAAACAGAACACGAGGAGGAACCTGACATGGATCTCAAACAACTGCTGGCAGCCTTGGGCTTGCCGGAAACCGCGACTTTGGCCGAGGCGCTCAACCACATCGGCAAGATGAAGGCCGATCTTGCCACCGCCCTGAACCGGGCCGAGAGCCCGAGCCTGGATAAGTTCGTGCCCAGGGAAGATTACACCCTGGCACTGAACCGGGCGACCGCCGCAGAGACCGCCCTGGCCGACGTGAAGAAGGCGGAAATGGAAACCGCGATCAACACCGAGATCGATGCCGCCCTGAAGGATGGCAAGATCACCCCGGCCACCGTCGATTATCACAAAGCAAGCTGTCGGCAGGAAGGCGGACTGGAACGGTTCAAGGATTATGTGAAAGCTGCCCCGGCCATCGGCGCTCCCTCCGGATTGGACGGCAAACAGCCCTCTGGCGAGGGAACGGCGCTCAATGCCGAAGAAGCAAAGGTCGCCGCTATGTTCGGCAACTCAGCCGAAGATATTAAGAAGTACGCAAACTGCTAGTTGCCAATCGCTAACTGACAGCTTTCAGCTCAAAAAAATAAGGAGGAACCACCATGGCGCTTACAGCCGACAGAAACACCCCCATGAAGGACGGCGAGTTGATCGGAGTTCCGGTCGCGGCCAGTGTCAAGATTTACGCGGGCAGCCTGGTGGCTGCCAACGCCACCGGCTATGCCACCCCTGGCGCAACGGCCACCACCCTCACTTACCTGGGCCGGGCCGAGGAATATGTGGACAACAGCGCCGGAGCCGCTGGCGCAAAAACCGTGCAGGTGCGGCGCAGGAAGGCGTTCAAGTTCAAGAACTACGCCACAGACCTTGTCACCCAGGCCGAGCTGGGCAAGATCTGCTACATCGTGGACGACGAGACCGTGGCCAAAACCAACGGCACCAGCACCCGCTCTGCCGCCGGGACGGTTGTGGGCATCGACACCGACGGCGTCTGGGTCCAGTAAAACCATTCGATAAAGGAGCAACACCATGATAGTCAACGCAACAACCCTTTCGGCAGTTTTCACCAACATCAAGACCACGTTTCATCGGGCGTTTGCGGCGGCACCTTCGCAGTGGCAGCAGACCGCCATGCTGGTGCCCTCCAGCGGAAAGCAGAACGATTACTCCTGGCTCTCCTCGTTTCCTCGCATGAAGAAATGGGTAGGGGACAAGGTGGTCAAGGCCCTGGCCGCCTTCAAATACACCATCGTCAACGATGATTTTGAGGCAACCGTGGAAGTAGACCGGAACGACATCGAGGATGACAATCTTGGTATCTACGGACCGCAGGCTGAATCGGCTGGGTTCTCTGCCAAGCAGCTCCCCGATGAGATCATCGCGGACTTGAAGAATGCCGCCTTTGCCAGCAACTGCTATGACGGCCAATATTTCTACGACACAGATCACCCGGTTGGCGATGGCTCCGGGGGCGTAGTGAGTGTCAGCAATAAGGGAACCAAGGCGCTCTCCAACGCCACCCTCGCTGCTGCTTTAGCATCATACGGCGCAGGCCGTGCCGCAATTATGGCAATGAAGGATGATGAGGGGCGGCCTTTGGGTTTGGTTCCCAACGTTCTTGAGGTTCCTCCAGCCCTGGAGGCAATGGGGAACTTGCTCCTGACGGCCGACAAACTCAATGACAATTCGCCCAACCCCTACAAGGGCACGGCCACCCTGGTGGTCAACCCCAGGCTCACCAGCACTACCGCCTGGTTCCTGCATTGCACCAACATGCCGGTCAAGCCGTTCATTCTCCAGGAGCGCAAGAAGCCTGTCTTTGTTCAGCAGACGACCATGGAGTCTGACGACGTTTTTACCCGGCGCAAGTATAAATTCGGTGCCGAGGCGAGATATGCGGGCGGCTATGCCCTCTGGCAGCTCTCTTACGGCAGCGACGGCACTGTGTAACTAAAAAATGAAGGGGGCTGGCCCATGGTCCGCCCCCTCGATTGAAAGGAGCAGACAATGATACAAATCAGTGCAAAACAGGAGGGGTTTCGCCGCTGCGGTATGGCCCATCCAAGCCAGCCTACCGAGTATCCGGCGGGACATTTTACCGAAGAGCAGATCGAGATCTTAAAGGACGAGCCCATGCTGACTGTGGTCGAGATCGAGGAGGCACCAAAGCCCAATGCCAATGAGGCGATCGCCAAGGCCAAGGCCGCAGCAACTATCGCGGATCTTGACGAGCTGGCCAAGGGCGAAGACCGCAAAAGCGTGGTGGCCGCCATCGAGGCCCGGCGCAAAGAGCTGAGCGCGTAAGCCATGTACTGCACTTTGGCTGACATCCGGGCGACGGTTCCGGAAAGCGACCTGATCCAGTTGACCGATGACGCGATATCGCCGGTCGTGGTCAACCAGGTGAACGTGGACCGGGCCATCACCGATGCCGGGGAGCTGATCGACGGCTATCTCCGGGGAAGGTACGCCCTTCCCCTCTCCCCGGTGCCTGGGCTGCTCAATACCCTGGCCGCCGACGTGGCGATCTACCGGCTGTATGCCCGGCGGATCAAGCTCACCCCGCCGGAAGGCGTTACCGAGCGATACAAGAATGCCCTGAAGATCCTGGAGCAAATCCAGGCCGACAAGATATCTCTCGGGTCGGAGAGCAGCGGCGGCGGGGTGACGGTTGAATCAGGCGGGGCTGTTGTGTCCGGCCCGGTCAGGATATTCAGCCGTGACAGTATGCGAGGATTCTAATGCTGACCCAGATCGAAGACGCGATCGTCGAACGCATACAAACAAAGCTGGCTGCCACTGCCGGGATGGTTGCCGTGCAGAAAGGGGCCGAAGGCCTGCCGCAACCCGCCGTTTATATTTCCACCGAGGCGGCAAAGTTCGAGAAGACCACCATGCAGAGCTACCGCCAGGAGGTGACTATCTTCGTCGATATCATCTTCTCGCACCTGGCCAGCGAAGGGGAACGGCGCAAAGGGGTGTACCTGATCCTGCAAGGCATCGTCCAGACCCTGCTGCTGCAAAATCTGGGGCTGGCCATCACGCCGCTGGTGCCGCGCAACTGGAGGAATGTCACTACCGAGGAGTTCCGGGAGAAAGGGCTCATTGTCTACTCGCTGGAGCTGGCCACCTCGTTTGTTATTACGAAGCTCGATGATGAGGCGGTCGCGGATCTGCTCACGGTCGGCCTCAATTATTACCTCAAGCCTGGCGATGATGTTGTCGACGCCAGTGACACCGTAACGCTATAGGAGGCAGGCAATGAAAGTGAAAGCCGCGCTGGGTCTCAAGTGCCCGATGGAAGGCAATCCCAGGGAATATATCACTGACGACCCGAAAGGAGTCGCCGTACCGGACACCAGCTATTACCAGCGCCTGCTTGATGATGGCTCTCTGGTCCTGGTTCCGGCAAAAACCACCAAGGGAGGTGACCAGTAATGGCATCCGAAAATATCAGCTTTGACACCATCCCGGCCAGTATCCGCAAGCCGGGCAAGTATTTCGAATTCAACACCAGATTTGCAGTCCGGACTTTGCCGTCCAATCTTCAGCGGATGCTGATCATCGGTCAGCGGCTGGTCGCCGGTACCGTGGCGGCCTTGGTGCCGATCCAGGTGTTCAGCGATGCCCAGGCGGCTGACTATTTTGGCAACGGCTCTCTGGCCCACTTGATGTGCAGGGCGGCGATCACCGCCAACCGCTATCTGGACCTGACCGTGATCGCCCTGGACGATGCTGGTACAGCCGTGGCAGCCAGCGGCACCATTACCATTACCGGGCCTGCCACCACCAGCGGCACCGTGGCGGTCTCCATCGGCTCACAGCGCGTCGAACTCGGGGTTGCCTCCGGGGATACCGCCGCCGCGATCGCCATCAATCTGGTGGCCGAGCTGGCCAAATATCCCGACTTGCCGGTGACGGCTGTCGCGGCCGCAGGCGTGGTGACGCTCACTGCAAAGAACAAGGGCGTCGTGGCCAACCAGATCGATCTGCTGGCCGATTGCACCGCCAAGGGCGTAGCCGCCACCGTGGTGGCCATGACCGGGGGCAGCGTGGACCCGACCCTTTCCACGGCTCTGGCCAAGGTATTTGCCGAGCAATACCATGTGGTGGCCACTCCGTATAACGACCAGACCAACCTGACCACCCTCCGCGATCACCTGGACGCTGTCTCCGGCTCCATGGAGCAGCGGGGTGCGGTGGGTGTTTATGGCATTGATGGAGCCTTGGCCTCGGCCACAACCCTGGCAGGCCAGGTCAACCATGGCCGGGTGGTGGGAGCATATCTGCGGGGCACAAAAAGTCCGGCCTACGAGATCGCCTGTGCCTTTGCTGCGGTAATGGCCTATGAGGAAGATCCGGCACGGCCCCTGAATACCTTGGAGCTGAAGGGCATCTCCGCCCCGGCCATCGATCAGCGCCTCTCCCGCACCGAGCAGGAAAACTGCCTCAACAATGGGGTTGCTCCGTTGGAAGTCGGCCCTGGAGAGCGGGTGCAGATCGTGCGGGCGATAACCACCTATACCGAAGACCCGCAGGGGATCACCGACATCTCGCTCCTGGACGTGACCACCATCCGCACCCTGGATTATGTCCGTCTGGCGTGCCGCACCCGGATCGCGCTGCGGTTCCCCCGCGAAAAGCTTTCCAGCAAGACGCCGCCCAAGGTCAAGACCGAGTTGGTGGATGTGCTGCTCAAGCTGGAGGAACTGGAGATCGTCGAGGAAGTGGCGGCCAACATGGCTGGCCTGATCGTGGAGCGGGATCTGCAAGACCCAAACCGGCTGGATGCGAAGATCCCCTGCGATGTGGTCAACGGCCTGCATGTGTTTGCCGGGCGGATTGATCTGTTGCTGTAAAAACTGCGGGCTACCGGCTGACTGCTGTCAGTTAAACAAAGGAGAACACCATGCCTGAATATGTATCGCAAGTGCTTCTGGAGGTGAACGGCCAGGAGATCAGCGATTTCAAGAGCGTTACTGAAAAAGAGGTTGAGATCAACAAGGAAGTGAAGCTGATGAACAAGACCGGCTTCGCCTCCGCCACCGCACGCTACGGAGCTGAGGTGGAATATGTGGTGCCCAAGGATGCGCCTGAGTTCGATTTCGAGGGAGTGAAAAATGGCACCCTGACCATCGACAAAAACAACGGCGTGCGAGTGACCTACACCGGCGTCTACTGCCTGAAGGTGGGCAGCACCAAGTACGACGGTGACAACGAGGTGACCCGCACCATTGATTTCGGCGCGGCGGGGAGGGTGTGATGCTGGAAGAAAAAGGGACATTGCCGTTTGGCATTGAAAGGGATGGGGCTGTGCATCGCAAGTATACCC